ATTTAAGTCAAAAAATTTCTTATATTTAAGTCAAAAAATTTCTTATATTTAAGTCAAAAAATTTCTTATATTTAAGTCAAAAAATTTCTTATATTTAAGTCAAAAAATTTCTTATATTTAAGTTAAATTAAATGTTTATTAAGTAAAATATATGATTTTAAAATTTCATTACAACTATACATTCCAATACTTGTAGTTATATGCCAAATAGCATGTAATTGGATATTATGTTGACAGAAATGATTATCAACATTCCATATAATTAAACTTAAAATTAATAATGAGATACCTTGATAATTATGGTATTTTAAATGTCTTCTAATTTTAGAATAAATTTTGAATTTTTCTAAAGAATTATTAATATCAAGTAAATTATCTAAAGGAGTATTTGTTTTGACAACCTTTCTCTTTTTTCTATATTTAATATTACTTAATTCTGTTTCTGATTCTATATTATCATATTTAATAGATTTAACTTCTATATAGTTAAATCGATTCATTTGATAAAATATTCTATTTAAAATTTTATTCAGATTGTAACATGTATAAATAAGAAGTAACATAAAACATAAAAGAGAACCTTGAAATGTAAATACTTGTAATTTTGGATGAGCATAATAACTTACAATAATAATAGGTATAGTATAAAACATCCACTCATAATTTATTTTAATTATATTGACATGATGGATTAGATGAATTTCTTTAGTTATAATTCTATAATATTCAATAATAATTAGCATCATAGGGATTTCATCCCATAATTGCCAGAAATAAATTAGAGTGCCATGAAATAACATTGTACCAATACCTACAAAAAATAATAATATATTCGAATATTCAAGACTACCTATATTATGTTTATAATTATTATAAAGCGCATATACTGAACTTAAACATAAAAAAATGCCTGTCAAAGTATTCCAGTACTCTGCAATAAATTCTGATTTAACATAATCTAACTCACACCAATTAATAGAGCTTGCTCCAAACATGATTGTAATTAATTAATTAAATGTTAATTTTCATTTTTTTTGATTAAGTTTTTTTCTTTTATTATATTAATAAACAATATAATGTCTGCGCATTTTTCATTTACAAACAGTTTATATGATGAGTGCAATCTTGAAAAAAAACATCAAGAAAGCACCAGCGCCTTTGATTGGATTACGGACTCAGTTTATGAACATAAAGATAGTTGTCATGTAGGAGTTAGTCCATTTATGCATAATCAATTTAGAAGCATTCCATCTAATGCTATTGAAATTGAAAATGATTTGCGTAATCAAACACGTCTATTATCTAGATGCCCAGGTACTCGTTTTGACCCTACAAAATTAGAAAATTGTAAGGATTGTAAGAATTGTAACCAAGGTCTTCCATGTGGATGTTCCCATTGTCAAGATACTAAACAATTATTTAAATTGGCAGATTGTAAAACAAATAATCTAGTTCCTGAATATACCAGAATTAATAAACCATGTAATATCTTCAGTGGTATTTCAATTAACCGATTCCATCCATTATGTGAAGATTTACAAGATACTAATAAAATTCAATCAAATAGTTATATTGGCACTAGTACTCGTCTTCAAGTCAAAGATGCTTTTAACAAAGCTAGAGAAGAAAAACCTAAACGCTCTGGTGCTGTTCCTCTATTTAATCCACAACCTTATAAATTATAAATACACTATAATTTAATTCTAAATTAACTTTATTAATTAACGTTAATTTAAAATTTATCAAATAAAGACTTAAATTTTTGTTCTTCTTGCATATCTTCAAGATTAACTTCTTCGTGGTCAATCTCATGCATAGATTCCGTATCTTTGTCAGCATTCTCTGATACATTAACAATTCGACGTTTTTCTGGTCGTTTTCCTAACAAAAATGAAAGAAAATCATTATGACCATTTGTAATTTTAAACATTTGCCATCCAACAAACATAGTAATTAAGGTACCAGATGTTTTTCCTACTCCTCTGACGAAAGACTCCACAAATAATTGAGATAATATTTTTGACATTTAATATTAGTATATAAAATAAAAATAGATTTAACTTTTATTTTTAACGAACAAGTTAAAAATACAATTTTAATTTTAACTTTAATAGTAGATAGAATGCCTGATTTTGTAGATGTCATAAAGAATCAATTCTTTTCACAAGAAAACATGAATTTTATAATGAAAATAGTTATTAGTAAAAATATAATAACGTCTCATGAAGCTTTATTTAACGCATCAAATCAAATCTTTAATAATTTTATACATACTGTTTATACTCAAAAAAAATCAGTTAATCCAAACAAAATCGAAGATTTATTAATTACTTTAAATAAAATGGTCATAGATTTAATTTTAGACAAAAGCACTAACATACAAGAAACACAACAAGAAACACAACAAGAAACACAACAAGAAACACAACAAGAAACACAACAAGAAACAATAAATATACATGTCCCTTCATCTAATATACATGTCATTTCAACTAATATAAATAATTCACCACAAGATATGGTACCAACTATAGTACAACATACCCCCATTACTCGAAATGAATATCTGTATATTTTTTCAGAAGATTGCGAATATGATAACGGGATTTATAAACTTAAATTTAATCAACAAAATATCCATACCATAAAGCTACAATCATTCGAATTATTAAATGATTTATATAATATTACTGAATACAATAATCAGTTTGAAATTACTGATAAGGCTATAAAAAAAAGTATAAACATTCCTATAGGATGTTATAATTTAATAGATTTATTAATAACTATGGAAAAATGTATACTAGAAAAGATTAAAGATTCTAAGATTACAATTAAATATAATCAACACAAAAATAGAATTTATATAAATAATGAACTACCTTTTTCATTTAATTTTATCGAAAATGACAAAATGTTTATTCCATTGAGATTTATGTTGGGTTTTGAAAAAAAGGAATACATGAATAATAATAATTATTGTTCAAATAAGGAACAAGCATTAAATATATATGATAATATATATATAAAAATATTAACATTAGAAGAGCTTAATAAGCACACATGTAAAGATTTTAATTTCTTTGAACGTTTATCTTTTAATCATATAGATACATTTTCAAATATAGTTAAATTAGAAAATTTTGATAATACAATAAATAATATGGATATTGACAATCTATCAATAGAATTTTATTATAGACATATGACTCATAGAAAATTTTATAGAATTAATAACCAACTTAAATTTACAATGATGTTTAATATATCTAAAAAATATTAATTGGACATATCAGTTATGTCTACCTCAGAATCAGAATCACTACCTATAGTATAAATATCAGATGTGTTATAATATAGAGTAATATCATTGGTATCTGGTAAATTTTGTGTTTGAGTGTCATTATCTATTTCCGTAGCTATTTCAGTTTCTATGTCATTTTCTTCTAGAGGAATATAAGATTCAATTATATCCGTTAATGTCTCGGTGTCAGTGTTATTTAATAATGGTTGTATTTCATCGTTTATAAACTGGTTTATTTCATTTAAGTTATCAGTGATTACGTCATTTAAATTATCACTTATCATCCTATTCAACAGTTCTTCAATTTCTATCATAGTTCTTTGAATAGGTTGTTCTATATTTATATTTGGAGGTGGAGGGAGTATAGTTGGTTGTAAAATTCCTTGTATAATTGTTTCAGACTCTGGCTCAGGTTGAGGTTGAGGTTGAGGTAAAGGATATGTATTTATATAGTTATCAATATCCATTACATTGTTTTTATCTATAAAGTCAGAAAGATATTCAGGATGTTGTGAGTTTAAATGTTCATAAATGGTATGTTCTGAATAATCTAAAATTAACTCCTTATAATAATCTGTAAACATAAATGTTTGTTTATAAGGTAATAGTTCATAAGCAGATGGTATATTCATATACTTATTGTATAAGTATTCTAATACTGTATATCGAATAGAGGGTAATAATGAATTGATACAATGATATATAATTGCTTTTTGTCTAATTTTATTGAGAAGTTGAATACCTAGTTTATGTTCTTCTAATTGACAATCACCTCTTTCATGATTTTGACAATTTTGATTACATTTATAGTCAGGAATATATTTATTGATAAATCTATCATAATCAAATCTAAAACATCCACCTATACCATCTGGATTCCAATGATTATTGGGTATGCCTCCAGTTCTAGTGCCTATTCTGCCACAAGCATAACATCTTTCTATATTATGATGTCTCATACCATTACATCTTTCTGTTTTATGTAAATGAATTTTACATATAGGACAAATACAGTGTACATTATGTTCTATTAATTTGGTTATATATTCTGATGCTATTTCAAAAGTAATCTCTTTATTTAAAAATAGGTACTGGTCTTCATCAAAAAATCTTGTTTGATCAAAAATATTATCATTATAAACTACATCTTCAAATTGATGATGTTCTTTTACCAAATATCTATTAAAAATATTAGGGTTTTCGTTCTCAGAGGTAAGTTTACAAAATCTACATTCTCTTTCATAACGAGAAACTTCTTGTCGACAATGATAACAAAAAGTTTTACAACATTTCTCGTTTTGATGACATTGAACTATTAAATCACCAATATCTGCTGATTTAATTAATTCATTTTCTATCAAAATGGGGTATTGGCATAAAGATGTTGTCATAGGCGATGAGAAATAGTTACAAGGACATGTTATAACAGTATGACCTGGAAAAGCGAACCGCTCTGCATGCGCTATATAATTTTGTTGTTCAAATTCATCTAAAATTTTTAAAATAGCATTATGTTCAAAAATATTTTTCGTACCTGCTGGAGTCATACAGTTTTCAAATGGATATGGGCAATAAACATGTGAATTTAATTCATTAATTGGGTGGTTAGTGTAATCTGTTACAATTGTATGTAAACATCTTATGCATATATAATGAATCCCACATGGACTTTTAATTAAAATACTTGGATTTATTCTATCTAATGGAATATCTATTAACGTAAAAATTTCTTCTTGTGGGGTAATATCTCCAAAACATACACAACAAGAAATTTCTTCCGAAATACTGTTTTCCATAACTATATCAATGGCTGAATTCATTAATATAGACTAATAAATTAAAAAATTTGAATGTATATTATTTTTGCTTTTTAATATTTACTTTAATTTTTTTTTCAACGGTAAAAACTTTATTGGTCAAAATAGATTCAGCTATATCTTCAGCCTTTTTTTCATCACAACGCAACTTTTCAGTTAATTTTTCAACAATTGCTGGACGTTTAAAAGATTGACTAACTTTTCTGTCATATAATACGATTTCTCCATCTTTTAAACTGATACTATCCATATTGTTATCACTCATGTATTCATGAATTTCTTTTTCAAGCTGGTCAAGTACCTTTTTTTGTTCTCTTTGTTTTTTTCTAAATTCAACAATTTCTTTGTTTAATTCAAGATATAACTTAAATTTTTCCTGAATATCCATCTTTATTGTTTTATAATTTTAACATAAAAAAATAAAGAATTCAGAACGAATTTTTAGTGATAATAATGTCTTTATTATGTGGACGAAGTGTACATTTATGTTCATGAGTAGTTGTATCTAAAGATACGTTACAAAGTATACAAGATAGTTTATTTGTAAATAATGATACAATTTGAGATGGTGGACGTGGTAAAGTATGACGACGTACAATATGTTCAGTTGACATTTCTTACATAAAATAAATAATATTTTTTTTATATATAAACACGTTTTTGAGTTAATTTTAAGACTAGTAATTCTGGTCTAAATTAAGAATTTCAAGGCCCTTTTTAGCTGCTTCTTGTTCTGCGTTAACAACTTTTCTACCTGTACCAACACATAGAATATAATTACCTTGTGACACTATTGAGAATAAATTACTATAAATTTGAACAGAGACTTTTTTATAATGTGATAAACTTTCTTCAGTATATTGAATAATGTTACCTTGTTGAAATGTATCTAATGCATTAAACTGTTCTTGTGAAATAGTTAACATTCTAGTAAATATTTTCCTATATAATGGACCTTCTTCGTTAATGTTTTGATATACAGGAGTTTTCCATTTTAAAGATTGGAAAAATCTTTGTAATGAGTCTTTAAAGTTGTCATTTTTAGATATAAGTTCAGCAAAATCAATTATATTTTCAATAATATTTCTTAAAAATCTTTCGGCGTAAATATAACCTTGTTCTTCAAAATCTTCCATAATAGCTCCCAAAAAACTTTCGAATGCGTCTTCATAATAACTTGGTGTATTACGTCCTCTATCTAAATCAAGCAATGTTTGATTTTCAATTTGAAGAGACAGTAATAAAAACTTTTTAAAACCTAAAGTTACAGCAAATTTATGCAACATACTACACTTTTCAATCTTAATCTTTAATCTTGTCAAGAATCCTTCGCGTTCTGTTCCAAAACGTTGATACAAATATCTACCTAAAACTGCTTTTAATATATGGTCACCCAAATACTCAAGTCTTTCATTAGATTCTTTAGATAAATAGTTAATATAAACAGGTTGTTCATCTAAAGAACCTTGCATCTGTGATTGTATTTGATATTGATGATAAGATTCATGTATAAATGCTCGTTGATAATATTCTAAATTATTAATAGATAATCTGGTTCCGTTATTACCAATACCACCAAAATAATTTAGAATATCTTCAACTTCTCTTTTAGTAATTAATTTATTATTTGGATTATTCATCTTATCTAACTCTCTAACTTACTCCTAGATAATTTATTTTTCAATTTTTTCCTACTTTTTAATACACCAAATAATAATACTTAAACGATCAAGACCAAGTGTCTCTGCACGATGTGACCAAAATTGATTAACAGTTTTATCAAATATATAGAGTGTATTTGCTTCTACCAAAAATTTTATTATATTTTCGGTTATATCATGCTTAAATAGAATATGTCCTGGATGAAGATTTAAAACAATTGTAAAATCTTGTTTGTAAAAATCTTTATGATAATCCTTTATAGTATTTTTTTCCATATAATTAACTCGTATTTTTAAAGGGTTTACGTTAAAATCATTTAATATCTTGTTTATTACTTCATTAAATAAAAATATAGATTCTGGATTTTCAATAAGTGCATGAGTGTGCCACGGAATCAAATTTTTACTAGATAATTCTTTTATTAACTCATCATTATTGTCTATATAATTTTGAATAAAATAAATGGAATTATCTGAATTATCAAATTTAAACTTGACATTTAATTCTTTATTCATATTTAACTATAATATATGAATATAAAAATAAAATTATTACCTTTAACCTAAGCCCAATCCTAAAGCTATAAAACCAATTTCAATAGTACTATTAAGAGGGTCTATAATAGAATTATTTTGTAAAGTCACTCGAAAGAAACCAGATGTCGCATTTGAAACATAAACTGATGGAAGACCAGTACCATTATAATTAACAATATTTGCAATAACTCTAGTTTCTGGTGTTATCAATCCATTTTGAACGAAAAATGAAGTAGAACCTTGTGTAGCAAGACTTGCAGGTACAGTTAAAACACTTCCAAATTGTCCTGCAACTTGAATATTAGTCATAATTGATGTACCTTGTGTACCTCTTTGAAGTGGTGGAATAAAATATGTAGAACTAAGGCTTGTACATGTAATAGCACCTACATCAGAAATACTAGCAGCAACTCCTTCATAACTTCCAACACTTAAACTACCAGCTGTAATACCATCACTTACGTGTAGATTACCGAAAGATGAACCAGTTAATCCAGTAATTTTATTACAAGAAATTTCTCCATTTTCAGAAATACTTGCAGCAATACCTTCAATCGTACCGATAGTTAAACTTCCAGCTGTAACTCCATTATCAACATAAAGGTTAGAAAAAGATGAACCTGTCACTCCAGAACCTCCAATTTCATTACCCCCCAATGTTAATGTACCAAGCGCAGAAGTATCTAATCGTAAACCATCTAAATAAATAGCAGAGTAATCTTTTATAACCTTTCTTGATTGGGACATCGCTTTTTATAATATGTAAATAAAAAAGATTTATTAAATGTTCTAGGTCATTGAATATCTAGACCTCTTTTGTTTTCTATTTCTATATCTATATTTACAGAAATTACACCAATTGTACAACAATAAGTCACACGCGGTACAATACAATTCTATACAATTATTACATTCATGTAAATCTCTTTTATTACCACACATACGACACATATTATAATATAAAAATGGTTTGATATCATTTAATGTAATATACTTCATTTTATATCTAATATTCTTAGATATAAATTAGATTTCAATTAATTTTAAAATTAAATTTCAATTTAAGTTGAAGTTTCAGTCTTACGAGAAGGGAAGTGATGGTTAACATACTTTTGAAGCTTTAAATAAGTATAAACCTTCTTTGAAGCATCACTCTTACTTGCTTCAACTGCTTCAGAGAAAATCTTCTTAAGAGCAGCATCTGGAACAATTTCACGACGTTCATTAGGATTTTGAAGGTTATGCTCCTTAATATATCGAGAAATATGACTTGTAACATCAGTACGAGCAACTGGTACACCAGCCTTAACAGGAACACGTGGCCAGTTATCATGTTCTTCTTGAGATGAAGGAGTAAAGCTAGGGTCCTTCATAGTAGCTTTAGTCTTCACAAGGAATGAATAAAGTTCATCGCTAACAACTACTGGTTCGGCAAACCCAGTTGAACGACGTGGTTTTGTGAAATCACGTGGAAGCTTTTTTTTTTTATTCTTACGAGAAGCATCTTTAACAAGTTGTTCATGTTCACGTTGAAGCTTACGAAGCTCTTGAACTTGTGCCTTAAGAACAAGCATATGAGATTGTTGAGCTTGAATTAAAACTTCAAGACGTTGTCTGAAAGAAGGAGATTCACTTTCTTGAGCAGCTGGTGCTTCGGCTGGAGCAGGTTCTGAAGCTGGAGTTGGTTCAGCAACTGAAGCTGGTTCAGGTTCAGCTGCCTTAGGAGCAGCCTTTCTAACAGCCTTAACTTTAGGTGTTGCACGGGAAGTAGCAGTTTTAGTGGAGAGAGACGCTTTGTTCATGTTATTTTTTTAATATTTGTCAAGGAAATAATTTATAAATTTATACGCACTTACCGATTAATATATATAATTATTTGTTTTATTTAATTAAATATTTAGTGTAAAATTAAAATATTTTACTATATTATAAAAACAAAAAATGTCTACTATGGAAAGACGCGCCTCTGATGTTGAACGTCTCTTACGTTTTGATACTGTTCGAGTTTCTAAACTTTTAGAACAAATCCAATTCGCTATAATTGTTTTCGTTATTGCCTTTTTTGTTGGTTCTATGACTGACAAATTATTCCCTATTCAAAAGGATACTGAAAATATTAGTGATTTTGATCTTTATAAAGATTTATTATTACAATTATGCTTAATAGTAATTAGTGCTTACTATATTACTAAAGTTGCTAAGGTTATTCCATTCTTCTTTAGTTTAAGTGACAAATACATTCCATCTAGTCATGGTGAAAACATGGCCGGGGCTGGATTAGCTATGGCTATTATTTTCGTCGGAGTTCAAAAGAATTTCCAGGCAAGAATAGCAATTCTTAAAAATAGATTTTATCCATAAATAAATTAATTTAATACACAATTAAATTTAATATTAATTGTATATACTATATTATAAATGTTAATTTACACTTTTTTAACTATAGGTCTTTTCTTATTATTTGCTCCGTCTAAATACCAATCCTATTTACCAATTAAAGTAGATGCATCAACTCATCAAATTATAGGGTGTTTTGCTTTATTAATGGCATACTATTATTATAATGGAGAAAAATTATTCTAACAAGACAAATAATTAAACATTATGTTGCACAAATTGATATAGAGCATATGCACCGGCAGCTCCAACTGCATATTTAATGTATTTTTCTAAAGTAGGTCCTGCATATGCTACTAAATCTGTACCATTATAGGCCACTAAACCCCAATTGATTGCACCAGCAATCATAAGAATCATAACAACAGTATTAATATCGAGTTTCATTTGGTTATAATATATACTAATAAAATAATTTAAATGAATTAAACAAGAAATAAATCTAAAATTTTTTCATCAACATTTTCGAAAAAAACTTTAGACTGCCATAAATATTTTTTATTATATAAATCAACACAAATTTTTCTAGGATAAAACTTATCATAATGAAACAAAGTATGTTCAAGATTTTTTACTGGGTATTGCATCTCTTTTAATATATTAATCAAAGATGTTTTTGGTAGAACCATAAATAATTGTTTAATAGGATTATATACATTAGATGATTTTAGATATTCTGAATTATTCATATAAGATGTTATTTTATTAAAATGAGTTTTTCTTAAAAATTCAAATATATCACTACAAAATGGTACATTATTAAACTTGTAATACCAAGTCCAATTATTATGTATATGCCCAAGATAATAACCAAATATCCAATATAACCCCTCTATATAATTTAAACATGCATTATCAATATCTTCATTTTTAATGTCATAATACATATAATATCTAGATTTATAATTATCTTCAGTAAATTTTATAAAATCATCCTTATAAAATGATAAATCGTCCTTTTGTTCTAAAATTTCATAGTTAGCATGTTCACTTATAGTTAAAACATCTAATTTGAAATTATTAAAAAAATATACCTCACTATTTTTTAAATGGTACATAATATCTTTTAAATAGTGAAGATTGATAATATTATATAAATTATCTACCTTTTCCCTATTAATTAAATGACACCCCTTCCATGAATTAATATATGCTCTCATAACTATGTCAATGCCATGTTTTTTAATAGATAATGATGGTATGTGCTCCAAAAAATCATTACCTAATAAAAAGCAAATAAGAACATAATCATAAATTAAATTAGATAAATTAATTGTATTTGGTTTAACACTTTTGTATTTTTCTAATAATTCTATCATATCATTACATATATATCTTCTCAGTTGGTTAATATTTAAATAATCAATAACTTTTTTAGCATCTGACAAATTATTGTTGAAGGAATTATCTCTAATCAAAATAATCTTATCATAATTATGATTCATTAATGATAGCATGATTAAATCTGCATCTAAGCCATAAATACATACTCTAGAATTACTTGATAATTTTGAAATAATTTTCATAATTTTATGTTCACCTTCTCCTATTTCATTTGAATCAGAAATGGTACATTCAATATCTATTAATTCATTTTTAAACTTATCTAAACTTTCTCTTATTTTTTGCATAAAAAATGTACCTGGTGTAATTTTATTAGAGTCCCATAAACTCGACTTATTGGTTTCTCCTGATTTAAAAAATTCAGACTTATATCGACGTTCTCTTTGTTGATTCATCTTACTTCTGGGAGCAACTCCATCAATTGTAATATACACATGTTTAATTTCACTACGTTGTTTAGTATTAATTACTTGGTTAATCAATAAACGTGTATAATTTAAACAATTCTGGATAATATCTCTTTCAATAATATTTGTTCTTTCTTCTTTATTTTCTATTAAAATATATTTATCGTGATTTGAAGATAAAATTTGTTGAGCACAGGGATGAATTAAAGAATTATAGTCAAAGAATAAATAATTAATATTTAAATTAGTCAGTTTTTCAAAATCAATCATCAACTCATTTTGACAATTATATTTATTATAATAATATTGAAATGCATATGGGATTCCCATTTTTGTTAAAAAGATATAACATTAAATATAATTCAATTATTTAATGTTTATTCAATGTAAGATTCTACTTTAATTTGTACACATTTATCATCGTCAAACTTAAAACCATTTTGTTTTAATAGAGTTTTATAATAATCAATCTCATTAGAACTAGCTTCAATATTTTTCTTCTTTTTCTTTCCTTTTGTTTTAGTTGTCTTTGTTTTATTATCAGTCTTTTCCGTCTTGTGTTCTGTATTTGTATCATCTTCAGAATCACTATTTGTATCTTTGTAATATTCATTATCATCTACATCTTCAGTATCATTTTCACCATACCCTGATAAATTAGAATCGTCTTCTTCATCACCATCACCATCTATATATTCTTCTCCGATACTTTCAGCTAATTCATCATGAAGACCTTCTATATCTCCACTCTCATGTTCTACGTCGCCTGAAATATCAATATCACCACCTAAATCATCATCACCACCACCACTACCACCACCTCCGTAATTAAAACTTGAGTCATCGCCTTCATCTTTTGTCTTATCAGATGATTTATGTCTATGTGATTTACGTGATAATTCTACTATACGTTGATTTATTCTAAAATAGACGGAATTCTTATTATATTTTTTAGATTTGCTATGTTCTTTCATTAAGATATCAGGGTCTATATTACTAACAATTCTAACTGATTTTTTAATCTTTTTTCTAATTGGTGTTTCATGTTGGATTAATACAAGCTGATTAATATATTGGTCGCGACGTTTATTAATTGTTTCTTTTAATTTATTTTCAATAAGATTCTTGTAATATTCTAAATAAGAATCTCGTTTTTTATCTAAACTAGTAATTAATTCTCTTTTTTGTTCAATTAAATCAACACATTTAGATACCTTATCTAATATAGATTCATCTATTTTATCCAAGTTAAAAAAGTAACCATTTGAATTTTTAGTAAATTCAACATTATATTTTTTAAATATACTTAAAATATGATGTTTCTCTTTCGGTGTTAATCTTTTAATTTTAGAAATTAATTCTCGTAAGTATTTTTGTTTATCATCAACCATTTTGTTAAATTAATGAAATATGGTTAAAAAGTATTTTTTTTTTAATTACTTACTTCATAATGAGTAATAATATTCACGACACAAAAGTTGATAAAATAAAAACCCAAGTATATAGTTTAATGAATGATATTAAAAATGGAGAGCGAGACGCTGAAATATTAGAAGACAAATATCATTATTTATTTAATACATCAAAAACATTATTTAATCTGGTTTGTAAGGAAGCAAAAAAGGATAATTTCGATAAACAACAATTTGATAAAAACCTAGATCAAATGCTTAAACATATATCAAAAATTCAACACGATGAATTAACACAAAACGAAGCATCTGAAAATATTGGTAAATTATTAGCTAAACAATTTATACCACAATACAAATAACTTCGGTATTTTTATTACATTTATTTATTTCTATTAATATATAAATGGAAGACAATACATCTTTTGTATCTAATGCTAGTTCAAAACCTAGGTCTTATGGGCATAACAAATTTCAAATTCAATTACAAGAAGCTAACAGTAAAATAGACGAACTTCAGTCTATAATTAACGATAAGAGTTCTGAATTAGAACTATTTAAAAATAGTATGAGAACGTTTCATTTACAACTTCAAGAAAAAAATATAGAAATTTCTAATTTACATAATGAACTTAATACATATAAAACGAATATAGAAACAATTACATTTGATTTAAATAAATTACAGCTAGAAAAACTTAATCATGAAAATTGTAGTCAAGAAGAACAAACAGAATTATATAACAAAAATATGGAATTAAAAAGTACAATACACAATCTTAATAAAAACAATAATCAAATTACTGAAAAATATCAAGATTTAAAAGTCAAATATCAAACAACTCTTGATTTATTAGAAAAGAAAAATACAGAATATAATTTATTACAAGAGAATCATAAACATACACTAGATGAGCTAAATTTAGTTAAAGATATAAATTTGACTCAACAAAAAGAAATAGATACATTAAAACAAGAAATATTCCAATATCATAACGAATTATCTATTTTAAAAACACAATTATTCGAAAAAGATATTTCGTTAGGTGAATTACATAAAAAATTAACATTGGAAAAACATAGAATAACAGGTAAACGTAATGAAGTGGAACCTACCCAAGAATTTGAAGAATCTCAAGAATCTCAAGAATCTCAAAACAATAATATAATTGAATCAGAACCAACAATTGTAAATACAAATTCTTTTAAGTCTATTAAAGCAAGTGCACAAAGAGGTGTTAAATTATCAAGAAGATAATTATTTACATATCGTCAAAAAAATGCTCATCTAATTCATTTTTGTTTTGTTGATTTTTAAAAAGTTTAGCATTTTTATAATTTTTTTTATTTGGAAAAAGATATTTTGGTAATTTTATATGTTTTTCTTCTGATTTATCCTTTTCTTTTTTTACTTCTTTATTACCTTCTTTATCACCTTCTTTATCACCTTCTTTATCACTCATATAATATTCATTTTCAAACTCCTCTGATGAAATATATTTTAAATCATTTGAATCACTTTGACGTTCAAGTGTCACTTCTAATTTATTATTAGAATCATTGTTACTTGGGTTAGAATATTCATCGGTGTCACCTATTCCATTATCAAAATTATATTTGTCTTGAGGTTCTTTTTGTTTCGCATTAATAATTTCTTTTAAAGGTATAAACTTTTGTAACGTATTATTAATGGATTCTTCTATTTGTGTTTTTGTTTTCTTAAAATCAGATTCAGATAACATTACCTTAGGATGTTCATAAAAATATTTGCTAACTTTTTTAAGACATTTATACCAAAATTTCACTAATTTTGGAGCCTTAACTTCAAGTTCATCGCATATTGAAGTCATAATTTTAATATTTAAACCATATACTATATGTAATGTTTTTGCCAAATCTTCCTCTGATAAGTCATATTTATCATTAACAAATTTTAAAAATTTACTGTATTCTTTATCTAATTTATCATCTGACCAACTGGGTACTTTTATTAATTTCTCTTGAAATTCTCTTAAAGATTTATCATATAGCCTCTCCATAAACTTTAAAAAATATTTCTTAAGCACTTCAACTAATTTTTTTTGATATTCTTTCTTAGTCTCTATTAAATCTTGAACCTTTTCCTTAGGCATATCTACTATTACCAGTTAAAAAAAGTTTACTTAAATAACGAAATAATACTTATAATACGATACTTATAATACGATACTCGTTATTAAACAAATAATTGATACTCGTTATTTAAATAAACTTTTTTTAACCTGTATATATTAAGGAATTATGGATACAAATTTTCATGCTTTTGTATTTATTACAACTATAGTGTTTTACATTATATTGCGCAGTTACAAAAAGAAGGAACCTGAACATAAAAAAACAAGTAATTTAATCTATGTTTTAGCTATACCTATTATTTTATATGGAGGACATTACTTCTTTTATAAAAATAAAGATACACAAGTTATAATTAACAATTCTCAACTGACTGAAATCAATTCTCATACATCAGAAGACCTATTAAGTATTCCTTACCCTGTAACATCTGAGTCATCTACTATTTAATTAAAAATTTTAATTTTCAATGTTAAAATTTTTAACAAGCTTTCATGGATTATCTTTAACGGAAATCTCAATTTCAATAATAAGATAATCTATTTTCCATGGACCCCACCCTAAATTAGTGCACATTTTTTTTGACGTCGTCTTTTATCTATCTCTATCTCTATAAAAATCTATATGGTATAAAAATCTATATGGTATAAAAATCTATAAAATCTATTGGGTATAAAAAATATATACAAAAGTGGTAGTCAAAATTTGAAATAAGGTGTGATTATAAGCATTTGTTTAATAACCTTATTTCTCCGGACTACAATTATAGTATATATATTTTTTTTATAGAATAACCGCAATTTAATTTAAAAGTATTTAAAAGTATAATTTATTTAATACCAAATGAACAACTTTCTTAATTTCTTCACTATTAAACCTACCCAAACATTTAATAATTGTGATAAACCAGTTTATAAGCTAACCGATATAGAAAGATTAAAGCGATTTATATTTTTAGGAAGCGATAATGGTAGCATGTATATGAATCAAAATACATTAACACTTGAAAATGTGTTGTGTTTAGAAAATTTAATTAAGGAGTGCAAGTACGATGATATTTTAGATGTAATAAATACATATAAACATAGAACTTTTAAAAAGGATTACTTAATCTATGTATTAGCTCGATGTTGTTCAATACATCTTGATGACGACCCATTATTTTGGAAAAAAGATTTTCGTACCGATTGTTTTAAAATTGTTTTAGATACATGTCACATTCCAACGTATTTATTTAT